TTTCGACCTCCTGGTAAGCTGTAACATCCGAAGCCGGTTAGCATCGTTATCCGGCAGTGAGTAGCGAATAAATCCGACGTTAAATTTCAGTCTCTTCACGCAAAAGCCTCCCCGCCCGGACGGGCCGCTTCATTAACAAATCGCTTGATACGGTCAAGCTGTGATTTAAACAGTGATTTAGCAGCGCCAATGACGCCGCCGATGACGTTGGTTGTCATTAGCGATACTCCGGTGTGATTAGTAGTTGACGTTCAGGTGCGGTATTTCACCGTCTTTAATGGCTTTGAATGCGCGGATAGCCTGTTCACGGCTAAGGCCAACGACACTTTCCAGTGCGCCGACCGATTCAGATCCAATGCGCTTGCGGTGGTTTTCATTTGCTGTGCGCCGGGCCAGTTCATCAGCCTTTCGCTTCTCTTCGGCAATCCGTGCCTGCTCTGCCAGGGCTGCTTTACGGCGTTCAGCTTCGATAGCTTCCTGCTTCTCACGCTCAGCCTTTTCCTGAGCTCTTTTTGCTTTAAGCTCGGCCATGTCACGGGCTTCTTTGGCTTCCCGCTCTGCACGTTCCTGTGCGGCAATGCGCTCCTGCTTTTCCCGTTCGGCTGCGGCCTGTAACTCACGCTCACGGCGCTCAGATTCTTCACGGTCACGCCTGGCCTTTTCCTCGACCTCACGCTTCGCGCGTTCTTCAGCTTCCCGGGCGATGCGCTGCTCATGCTCAATGCGCTGCTGCTCTGCCAGGCGGTCAGCTTCTGCACGGTCACGGTCGAAGTTGTCGTTCATAAGCAAGGCGATTTCATGATCGGACTCAAGCTTTTCAGCCGCGGCTTTATCGAATGCTTCGTTCATCTCCAGCGCTTCGGCGTGGGCGGCGGCCAGTGCTTCCTGCTCTTTAATTCGCTCCTGTTCAGCCTCCCAGTCCGTTAAGGGCTGTCGGGTTTCGTCACGGATGGCGTCGCACGTAGTGACGAACCGGCGCAATTCTGCTTCCACTTCCTTTGGCAGCTCTTTCAGTCGCTTCAGGTAGTCACGACCCGGCTTTTCAATTGCCGTCTTACTGCGGGATACCTGAGCAGCCAGTGATGCCACCCGGGCGCGACCTTTGGCTGTGCTAAGGTCAGGAACTTCATTCACTGACTGGCGAATTTGTTCCAGAAAGGCATCAAGTCCGTTTGGGGCATAAAGGGCAGGGGCCTGTTCAGGCTTAATTTCCAGCAATGCTAAATCTGTTGTTTCCGTCATAATCCTCTCCTGAATGTGGTCATATAACCGCCCACTCAGTGAATGGACGCTGATATGAGGGCGTAAAAAAGGCCTCGCCGTAGCGAAGCCAGATTGAATTAGTACCTGTTTTTACCGGGGCAGGCTCCCGCTTTCTGCTATTCCCCAACAGCAAGAAACTGGCTAATGTATTTACTCCCCAACTTCAGGAGTAAATTTCATTATGAGCGATACTAAGACCTTGAATGTCACCTGTCCGGATTGCGGATGTGATCAAATCCGTAGGCCCGATGACTTCGACTTTGAGAACAATTTTGTTAATGTTTTCTGTAACAATTGTGGTCGCGAAATCGTCAAGGATGATGTTGTTAGTCAAGCCACTGATGCAGCTAAAAAACAAGTCGAGGACATGTTCCGGAATGCTTTCAAAGGGGGAGGGTTCAAGCTTAATTAAAGACATCAAGCCATTTAGCTGATTTATTGCCGATGTCGCGTCCAGCTCGACTTTTAGTGGCGCGACAATTTCGCTTCGCATACTTCACCTCACACTAAAGGAATAGACCGGCCTCTGACCTTCTGACGGCCGGTGCATGTTACCCGGTCACTCTTGGTGCGGTGGCCGGCTGAATAAATCTCTTTCGTGGTATCTGGCACCCGAAAGAAATCTCTGGTTGTGTGCATCATTGCCGTTCTTCCTGAACCCGCCGAGCACCCGACACATGGTTTAGAGACGTGCCGTTCGTCTGTGGGGCTTATAATGTACTATTAGTTCATGCTAGTAAAGTACCAAAGGTACATTTCATAAGTATGGAAAGTTCAAAATAGGATAAATATATGAACTTTAAAGGGATTTATTTTTAAAACGACTGGATCGGCTATCAGGCAGGGTGGGGGGCTGGGGATTTTGGGCACAAAAAACCCGGCGCGGGGGCCGGGTTATTACTATGGATATTACTTGCGTAGTCGCTCGACATCATGATTGTCATGATGGATAGAAGGGTTATCACCCTCTAATTTACTGATCTTTTCCCAAGTAGTTCCAAAAGCATGTAGCGGACTCTTGCCATCGCTATACATCGCATCTACTACACCTTGGGCCAAGGTAGCAAAGTACTCTTCGCTTTTCATATTCATAACAGTACCTCTAAGTCGAGATAAAATCCCGCTGTATCACTGGGCATGCAAGCCCAGCAACCGTATTTTGTAAGTCACTTCTAATAGAAGGTTTAGTATAATCTCACAGTAAAAATTGTGAGACAAGCTCAAAATTCTTAACTGGCTAGGGGTAAAATCATTGCTGGCATACCCTTGTGATAATCCGTTTTGAACGAAAAACCTGATTTAGAATAGTAACTTATTCTGTTTTGTAGTGGATTTGTCAATGCAATGGATGTAGGAGTGATCCCCCTCAGTCTCAATGCAAGTGCATAACCAGTGAATGATTCTAATACTATTGGTAGAAATTGACGGTCCAAGTCTCTGTGAGCATCACGCCGCTTTTCAAGCCAAGAGATTTCAACGGTGTTCGTAGCTGTATTATAGCCCCCCATCGCATAACCTATTGGCTGCTTCCGATAATAAACAATCAGTTTTATTGGGTGACTTTCAGCAAGATCGCACCTTATGAAGAATTTTTCAGATGCATCCCACATCAAAAGCCCTTGTTGCTTTAAAGCTCTAAACTCTTCATTTATGAGAGGATTAGGCGGAGTTAAGCGCAAAGAGTTCTCAGGAAGCCTTAAGGTAATTTTTTTGGCTAATTCCAGAAAGACACCTTCCTGAAATTGTTCCACTTCTATATGACTAAGATCACAACTCATTAAGATCGCCGTTACAGTTCCAATTTAACTTTATGGGGTTCTTCTAACCAAATCGTTTGTAGTCGACCGACTGACGCAGTAGAACTTTAGCCAAAACGTGCAAGTTGGCTTCTTCTTCTGCATCGATATGCCAGTTTTCATAGCGATCATTGTCTGAGATTACAGCCAGCTTATCCTTTTGCATCTGTAAGCGCTTTACGTGCATAGTGCGGCCATAGGTGAAGACATAGACGCCATCACCGTCAAAGTTGTTCACGGATATATCCACAAAGATTTCATCGCCAGGGTTTATTGTCCCCTCCATGCTATCGCCGCGAACTGTGATAACCTTTACGACATCCTGAGAGCGACCGTTGAATAGGCTCCTAGCTTGTTCAGTCGTGTACTCAATTGCTCTGATTTTCTCTATGAAGTCATGTGTCATATAAGTGCCAGATCCTGCGCTGGCCTGAACATCCAGAACGTCAACCCTATAGGTATCTTCCGGGACGTTTAGGTGATCAGATGCAATGCCATCCTCTGCAATATAACCATTGAGATAAGCAGACGTGGTACCTAGGAACTTGGCCAGCCGCTCCATGGGTTCTCGCCGGGGTATAGACTCCCCGTTGAACCATTTGCTCACTGCCTTAGGGGTGAGCTTGAGCCTGCTGGCTATTTCAGCCTGCCTTCCATGAACTGCTAAACCCGCTTTATCACAGGCCAGCGCAAGCCTTTGCGAGAATCTTACACGCTCTTTTTCCTGAACCATGAGTTCAAATATATTATCTATTGACTGTACTTTCAGTTCCGTCATAAAATGTACCCAAGGTTCATCACAGGAGAAACGCATGAACGAACTTACGTTTGGAGACGTCATTAAGACCGTTCGTGTTTCAGTTGTGGCTGAAGTTTGTGGCCTGACTCCGAAAGCCATCTATAAATGGCTGGAGAAAGGGGGGTTACCGCGCACTGAGTTTACTGATGAAACTGATTACGCGAAACGAATCTCCCGAGCATCAGGTGGCAAGTTCTCACCATCACTGATTAAACGCATCGGTAAAGCAGCATAGTCACGCATTAAATGTGTACTTTAAGTACCGAACGGCCCGGGATATGGTCGGGTGCCCGGCGTGGTCAGTGGATGACTGTCAATGGTGCACAAAAAAACACTTTAACGTGACAGCACCTGCTGATCACTCAACTACACACACAAGGATTTAATCAAATGGAAGTAACAACCACACGCAACAACGCTCGCGCAATTGAGAGCAAGTTATTGAACAAAATCGCATTAGTCGGGCTGACCAACGTAGCGAAAGCTGTTGGCGTCGATAAGTCTCAGGTGTCGCGCTGGAAGGCTAATTTCATTCCGAAGATGTCACTGCTACTGGCGGTGCTGGAGTGGGGAGTGGATGACGAACAGATTAACGATCTGGCCCAGCGTCTACGGGTATTGCTCACAAATGAAAGGGCCCCAAAGAACGGCGAATTCTTTGAGGCCTGATAGCGAATTTTTGGACCAATTCACAGGAGGAATTATGCCAGGCATAACTGGATATGTAAACAGTAAGGAGGGCAGCTATGGCAACCGCAGCCCTTTATGATTTTAACTCCGCTCGCAATCTCAGGAGCAATCGGATGGAAAACCAGAAGTCAGGTTTTGTGCCGATGTACCGGAGTATTTTAAAGCAGTCATGGAGGAAGGACGTTTATCTCAGAACGCTGTGGCAGGACCTATTGTTTGCTGCACAGAAAGAGCCACGGAAGGTAAATTTCAGAGGTCATGACTGGCAGCTTAATACCGGACAACTGGTCACAACACTGGACGATTTAGGGGCTAATCTCTGCAACAGGGAGGGGGATCCAACAAGTCGTCATGCAGTGAAAAGAATGCTCACCGTATTCGAAAAAGAAGGGATGATTACTATCCATTCTGAGCACCGAAAAGGGACGGTGATCACCATCCTGAATTACTCAGAATATAACCAAAAAATGGCCGATTTACCCGCGCATAACATCGCGCACTACTCCGCTCCCAACAAACCCAGTAATACCAACGCTTCAGAGGGTGGTGCCGCGCATAGTGCCGCGCACTACCCCGCGCACCATGAACAACAATGTAATAACAATAATAAAAACCTTACGTCCGAGAATTCTGACGAATCCTCTGACAAGCCCGATAAAAATCTTCCTGCTCTCCGTCCAGGGGCTGCAATCCAGAGTGGCAGGAAGTGGGGATCGGACGAAGACCTTCGAGCTGCTGAATGGCTTTTTGGCAAGGTGCAGAAAATATCACCATCGGCAAAGAGGCCAAACTATGCCACCTGGGCTAACGACATTCGGCTGATGCGTGAGCAGGACAACCGAACCCACAAAGAAATCTGCCAGTTGTTCAAGTGGGCCTGTCAGGACAGCTTCTGGCAAGGCAACGTCCTTTGCCCTGGAAAGCTCAGGGAAAAGTGGGACCAACTGGCGATTAAGTGCAGCAAACAACAGGTTAGCGCTCAGGCTGCCATCCAGCAGGACGTACCCCACTGGAACAGCCCTGAATCATGGGAGGAATTTATATGAGTCGATTACTCCAGGCAGTCGCCAACCGTGACGCCGGTACGTTATCGCAGATCGCAGGTAACTATCCTGATAAGCCAACACAGAACGTGGTTAACAGCGAGGCTGAGCAACTGGTCGATGCGCTATTCCGGCAGTTCCGGCAGGTATTCCCGGCGGCCGCAGCGACAAACCTGCGTACTCAGGCAGACGAATCAGCCGCGAAAAAACAGTGGATTGCTGCATTCGCTGAAAACGGGATCACCACCCGTGAGCAACTGGCGGCCGGTATGCGGTGGGCCAGAGCGAAAGATACGCCGTTCATGCCATCCCCGGGCCAGTTCATCGAACAGTGCAAGGCCGGTGCCTGTCATGCCGCAGGGTTGCCGGACGCTGACGAGCTGTACCGCCGGGTGATGAAATACTGCGGGGAGCGGGGATTCTACGAGTGCCCGGAAAACTACCCCTGGGACAACAACGCTGACTACTGGATGATCACCGCCCTGTACAGCCAGATGCAGGCCGGGAACCTGACGGAATCAGAACTTCGTCAGCGGTGCGGTAAGCAGCTCAAATCCATGGCTGACCGGATCACTTCCGGAGAGGATATCCCCGAACCCCGGAAGCAAATCCCGCAGTTGCACATACCGTCAACCACAGAAACAGCAAAATCCCACATCGCCAACATCCGGCAGATGATGAAGCAGTCCCGCCACAACTAATCCGAAGGAAAACCCGATGAAATTTTTCAAGAATGCGGCAATTTACCGTATGACCCGTGACGTCATTAGCCTGGATGACATGGAGAAGATGCTGGCCGCCTGCCGGTTCACGCCGTGCGGCTCACAGGAAATGGCAAAGACCGGATGGGTTCCGCCGATGGGCGAAGCATTCAGCGACCAACTGGCCCATATCGCCGGTGACCACGTTCTGCTGACCGTTCAGCGTGAAGAAAAAATTCTCCCGGCACCGGTTATCAAACAGGCCCTGGAAGAGAAGATCGCCAAGCTGGAAAACGAACAGCAGCGCAAGCTGAAAAAGACCGAGAAAGACAGCCTGAAAGATGAAGTGCTTCACTCTCTGCTGCCCCGGGCATTCAGCCGCTACACGCAGGAACGTATCTGGATTGATACCAAAGCACAGCTGATAGTGGTCGATGCCGCCAGCGCGAAGCGGGCCGAAGATTGTCTGGCCCTCCTGCGTAAATCACTCGGCTCTCTGCCGGTAATCCCGCTGACGATGGACACACCTGTCGAACTGACGATGACCGAATGGGTACGTGACGGCCAGACCCCGGCGGGAATGTCACTGCTGGACGAAGTCGAGCTGAAAGCGGTGCTGGAAGATGGCGGAACAGTTCGCTGCAAAAAACAGGAGCTGGTCAGTGATGAAGTCTCTACTCATATCGAAGCCGGTAAGCGCGTTACCAGCGTAGGCATTGACTGGCAGGAGCGCATGCAGTTCACGCTCACTAATAGCCTGCAACTGAAACGCATCAAGCCAGCAGATATCCTGGTTGAACAGAACGACGATATTGACCGTGCAGATGTGTCCGCACGGTTTGATGCTGATTTCTGCCTGATGGCTGGTGAAATGTCGGCTTTGATTGAGAGCCTGATTGATTCCCTGGGCGATTAATCTATTAATTTCAATGAGATTGTGCATTTTTCAAAATAAATTAGTTATGGTAAAAACCATTTTCTTTTGGGCGCGGAGGGGGTAATGGTCTTTGACCAACTTGATTGCATATGTTGAATGGGTCTTAGCTTGCTTTCATGTGCAACAACTTCGCGACTCAAAAGATCCATGATTATCATCATGGCTTGCTGCATAAATTTTTCTTTTGCACTGAACTCATGGTAAATGGCCATATCTTCAGGAGAAAAATTACGACAAGGAATTTTTTGGATTTTCAAAAAAATTTCATTGTTATCAAAGGTTGCCTCAGTCCATGAATGTGCAAAATTATTCCTTATCTGATTGATTAATAAAATACATTCTTTCTCTTCCTTTGATATCAATCCAAAACCATATGCAAGATCTACACGAGCATACATTTTCCCACCTTTTATAGAGGTTATCTCAGCATCATTGACCATGCAGGCTCTTAGAACTTCTGTCAAAGCTGTCTCTATTAGTGAGGTGCTTATCAATACAATTCCCAGTTCACTTTCGTCTCGAAATGTCGCCCACACTTTCGACACCCTATGTAAATCTTGAATTTGTTTTTTCATTTTATCTTGTTTCTTTTTTTGGGGAGGAAGTACTTTTTTTACCAATTTCGCCATCCTTGGCAATTATTTAAATTCAAATAAATTTCGTAAATTGTTAGGAAGTATTGAAGGGGGAGGCATTGAAATTCGACCTGGTGAAACATCCGGGCGGCGTATTTTCTCCAGCTAACGACATTGACCTCGAACGACTCCAGCGCTTCAAAACCGGCGAAACCTACACAGCCGAAATCAAACTGACCCGTAACCCGTCCTTTCACCGCAAGGTAATGGCCTTTTTTGGCTTTTGCTTCCAGCACTGGTGCGCCAATCGTGCCGGCCTGGAGCATATGGACGAACACAGCCAGTTTGACCGTTTCCGTAAAGACCTGACGATACTGGCCGGCTTCTATGTCCAGACAGTCCGGTTAAACGGTGACGTCCGGACAGAAGCGGAAAGCCTGGCGTTCGCCAGCATGGAGCAGGAGCGTTTCGAGAGGGTGTATAGCGCACTGATTAACGCCGCCATTAAACACGTATTTGCGGGTACCAAAGACCCGAACATATTAAACAGGCTGTATGCCTTTTTCTGAGGAAACAGAATGACTGATAAATCCAACACGTCAGCAGAGCACAAGGATAGCTGGCAGACCCCTCCGGAGGTATTCCGCGCACTCAATGCAGAGTTTCAGTTCCAGCTTGATGCTGCAGCCAGCGCGCACAACGCGCTTTGCCGGAAGTACATCACCGCTGAGCAGGACACGCTCCAGACGGAGTGGGGTGATTATGTTGAGAATGGCTATGCCTGGCTAAACCCACCCTACAGCGCACCGCTTCCGTTTGTCGAAAAAGCGGGGAAGGAAAAAGAACTGAATCACGTCGGGTGCGTGATGCTTCTTCCGGCGGATATATCCGTGGGCTGGTTCAAGGAGGCGGTGAAAACAGCCAGCGAAGTCCGGCTGATAACCGGTGGCCGTCTGGCGTTTATCTCCTCGCAAACCGGAAAGCCGGTCGGTGGCAATAACAAGGGGTCGCTGCTGATTATCTGGCACCCGTGGCCGACGGGTTCATGCCAGTTCAAAACGGTGGATCGGGATCAGCTTATTAACTTCGGCAAGCGACTGATGGAGAGGGCGGCTTAATGAGAACTTGGAAGCATTACAATCAGGACGAACTCGACTACATCGTGCGAGTGGCCGGCAAGGTGCCGATACCGGTTATCTGCAAGTCACTCAAACGCACAGAGAACTCTGTTGTACGTAAAGCACAGGAGATGAAATTAAGCCTCACAGTGCCGAAAAGGGTATTACTCAAGCACTGGCCTGAATATGTGAGAGGTGGTGATGAAGCGTAGCCCGACACAACTAGCCATCGATAACCTGATATTCCGCCCCACAAAACTTTCCCGCAATAAACCCAAGCCGATACCGATAGCCTCAGAGGTCCAAACCTATGATGCCGTCCGGCTATTGCGTAAACGGAAATATGACTGCATGAGGATAAGGCGCATATGACAACAGAAACACCCTGCACAGCCTGCGGATTCCCTTCTACTGATGGGAAGCTCTGTGACTCCTGCGACGAACTGTACAGCGCAAAGAGCCCGAATTTTTATGACCTGGGAGGTGATGATGGTCAGGCAGAAGAAGCCGAAACCGAAAACTTGCCGCCACTGTAAATCGAAATACTTTCCCCGCACCACCACTCAAGTCGTCTGCTCAACCTCCTGCGCAATCCAATACAGCAAGCGCCAATCAGCGAAACAAGCTGAGCGGCAGGCTATTGCCGATCGGAAAGCGCACCGGGAACGAAAAGCAGACCTGAAGCCATTAAGCCACTGGGTGAACATGACTCAGCGGGCTTTTAACGACTTCATTCGGGCTCGGGACGGGGAGGTATGTATCAGTTGCGGCAGCCGGTCGGCGGTCAGCTATCACGCCGGGCACTTCCGGACTACAGCAAAGGCCAGTCAACTCAGATTCAACGAGGATAACTGCCATAGCCAATGTTCATCTTGTAATACCCATCACTCCGGAAATATCGGGCCGTACCGTCTCAACCTGATAGCCAAAATCGGGCCTGAGCGCGTCGAGGCGCTCGAAAACAACAACGAGCCACACCGATACACCAGAGAAGAACTGGAATCGCTCAGAGCGCGTTACAGGAAGCAAACCAGAGAGCTGATTAAACAGCGGGAGCAGCAATGAACCTCGAAAACGCCGTTAAATTTCACAGCCCCAAATCCCCGCAATTCACCGACTCCCCACGGGCAACCGCATCAGAGGCATTAACCGGTACTGATGTTATGGGAGCGTTCGGGATGGTACAGAGTCGCTCTGCACTCGGATTCACAGCTTTCAGCGGCAAAATGGATCTGAGTGAGAGCGACAAGCGGAAGGCAATTCAGTTACTGACACAACACGGATTAAAGCACTGCGATAAGGTGGCCGCCTTACGCAAACTTGAAACCAAGGTTAAGGGAAAAGTGGTGCAAACACTCGCAACTTTCGCCTTTGCTTCATGGTCACGTTCTGCGGCAACGCCCGGGGCCCGATGCAAAGACTGTCACGGAACCGGTCGCGCATGTGATCGGGAAAAGACAGAGGAGAGCGGGGTATTCACTGAAAAGGAATGTAATCGGTGTTCCGGGGAGGGTTACACCCGACTGCCTGCCGTATCAGCTTACAAGGCCATAAAATCCAATATTACTGATAAGCAGTGGCGCTATGAGGTGAAGCGTTATTATGAGTCACTGATATCGGAACTGGATAAATCGGAGAGTCATGCCAATAGCATGTTACGACTGGTAACGACCTCTTTTGACGAAGTTAGCAAACCCCAAACGATTGCAGTTGACTAAATGGCGGAAATTGGGTAAATTTGACACCAATGGTGGGATTTTATGCTTTCCATCCAGTCAAATTCGAAGGGCTCGCTGATTGCGGGCCCTTTTTCGTTTCTACGGCACAATAAATTCAATCCAGGCTCTGCTACGGCAGGGCCTTTTTTATGCCCGAATTTCACCCTCTGCCAATCGACGACCCGTTAAATATCCTCTCTGAACTGAAGCGTTAACGGCAGCGGGTGAATCCCCTACACACAACACCGTTCCGTAATCACGGAGGTGAACCTATGAAGATCACAAACATGCCCGACAAAGTTGCTTCGGCGGCCAGCTATTGCGTCTCGGGTGGGCTGATATGTGGAGGCGGTATTTTGCAATGGTTACAACACCTGAACTGGAACACCATTGCGGTTATCGGTGGCTTCATCATCGGTATCGTTACTTGCCTCACCAATATGTATTTCAAGCTCCGCCAGACCAGATCGTATGAGTCCGCACTACAAAGGGGAATTATTACCCCGCCACAGGAAGACTGACCATGGCCATATCACTTTCACTCAGGAAGAAGCTGATTGCGGCCGCCGGTGGAGGTGTTATTGCCATTGCCTCGGTTCTGGTTAGTAGCCAGGAGGGTATAGAGCACACCCCGTACCGGGACGGCGGCGGAGTCTGGACTGTCTGCAAAGGACACACCGGTCCCGACGTCATCCCCGGACGCACCTACACAGATTCTCAGTGCAATGCCTTCCTGTCTTCTGATATCGCCACAGCTAATCGGTCGGTCACCCGTCTGGTAAAAGTTCCGATGGACGAAATGCAGGAGGCGGCTCTGACCAGTTTCGTGTTTAACGTGGGAGTCGGTAACTTCTCCCGGTCATCATTACTGCGTGAGCTCAATGCTGGCCACTACACACAGGCATGTAATTCACTCACCCGTTGGGTATATATCGGCAAAGAAAAGTCCACGGGTCTGATGAACCGCCGGCAGGTTGAGCGTGAAGTCTGTATGTGGGGTGCTCAATGATTTGGTTATTCAAGAATTGGCGGTATGTGGTCATCACTATCCTTGCTGGCATATCTCTGAGTCTCACAAGTCTTGTAGATCACTACCGATACTCTGCCGAATCATGGAAAGAGAAGTCACAGCAGCAATCCGTGCTGGCAGACTCCCGACTAAAGACCATCACCGCGATGCAGGAACAGCAGAAATCTGTGTCTGACATCGACAACCAGTACCAGACAACTATCAAGGCGAAAGACGATGAAATCAGTTCTCTGCGCAACCGCGTTGACTCTGGTGCTGTCCGGCTGCGCATCAAAGCAGTATGTCCAGTCGGAGTGTCCAAAACCTCCGGCACCGCCAGCCGCTCTAATGCAACCAGCGCCGAACTCAGTCCGGACGCTCGACAAGATTATTACACCCTCCGAAGCCAGTTAAATCAGGCCGCCGCCCAGATTAATGGCCTGCAGGCTTACATCAGGGAAATCACGAAATGAATTTTATCCAGTGGCTGAAAAGCCTTTTTAACCGAGAGAAAGAGAAAATGTCAGATCAATCCGTAGTGCAACCAGAAGCAGCCGCCGCGGTGGCAACTGAAACCCCAGCAGCTACCGAAACGCCAGTATCAACTGATGCCGGTACCGCAGCGACAGAAACCGAAAGCACTGCAACCAGCTCACCACTGGAGCAGGCCAAAGCCAAGTTTGACGCTTTCGTGGAATTTGTTGAGCACGGCCTGGAAGTCCTCGGCGAAGAAGCCGAAGCCGATTTGGTCGCTCTGAAAGATAAGTTCCTGTAATCAGAACAGAGGCCATTACGGTGGCCTCGATTGTGATTACCCGACACCCAAAATCTGGGTATCGACCCCAAGCCCACTTTAACCGGTGGGCTTTTTTATTGGCGCAACGCACGCGCTAAAAACCCAGAACCTTTCAGGATGCACCTTGAGGAACCGGCTGGCTGTCGGAGCTCTCTGGGGGCCGTTTTCCTGTGCGACAAGGTTCATCACTAAAAGGTAATTCCGATATGCAAACACTTATCGTCAAAGAAGCCAACTTCTCAGAAATGGTGATGGCTATTCATGGCAAAGCGCTAACCACGAGCCTAAAAATTGCTGAATACTTTGGCATGAGACACGCCAACGTTCTGAGGAAAATACGGCAAGTTCGTGACGAGTGCCCAACAGAATTCGCCCAACTCAATTTTGAGTCGACTGATTTTATTGATAAAAATGGCGAATCTCAGCCAATGTTCAAGCTAACCAAGGATGGCTACATGCTGGTAGTGATGGGGTTCACTGGTGCGGCGGCTATGCAGATTAAGATTAAGTACATTCAGGCATTCAACTGGATGGCTGAACAAATTACCCGATGGAACGAAATGGGCGAAGAGGCTCAACACCGTCACGCACTGAAAGTTGCTAAGTCCGAAGTTAAAGCGCGGATCGGAAGCAAGCTGATGAACAGCCGGAAGCGCGAAAAGAAAATACTTGCGATGGAATTTGAGCAAATCCTGTCACTGACTCAGCCAAAACTACTCTTTAGCGAGTAACCAACCCGAGAGTCACTTTCACAACGGCTCTCATAACATGGGTATGCTCGATCTTGCCTGAGGAAAATTGATTATCGTTCCCAAAATAAGCCATGTGATATGGTGATATACTGCTCACTTCATAAGACATTAAAACTTGAGGTGAGCATGAAAGAAGGAATTTATAAACTTGTTTTCAGTAGCATAGCGAGTAGTAATGGGCCTTTGGATGGTATAGTTGTTGTCACTGCTAATAAAATAAATGGCGGTGATGACGCCTGCCTTTATAAGGGTGAGATAAAAGGAAATAAAGCCTTTATCAAATTTACACCTCATAACAAACATGACACCACGAACTTCATCGGACATGAACCTTTAGATATTGAAATTAGATTTGAAAATCATATAAGCAACTATCTATTTAAAGGTCATATCAAGGGTGACTCCACTCAAGTCATCCACGGCCAACTAAATTTTTTGAGCTCATTAGCGTAACTATCTCAAGCCGCCTCCGGGCGGTTTTTTTATGTCTGCATCTCAAATCATGTGTAGTCGGGGTTCTTGTGAGAAAAAACACACCTAAAAACCCTTAAATATTCTAAGCTTGAAGATTCTTGACTCATGAGTCAAATATATTTTTGTTTACAATGGCTTAGATAGGTGTTTTCATTGATTCTTACTTTAAAAGGAGATAATCATGACGCAAGATGAGTTAATTGAAATGCTATCAGATTTCGGCTTAGACCTTGAGGGGGATGTTCATGCGGATAATGGCTCTAGCGGTGAAATGACTTACTCTTACTATTTTAATGTTCCCAGCGATGCAGATAAAGAGGCATTGAAAAAGCATGAGATGACTTCAGGCCAGAGAGTTGAAATTCCATTGAATACTTTCGATGGAAATGAAGATATTGATTAGCAAGAAGAATAACTGAGAGCCATTTCAGAGAGGCTCTCAGTTAAGCATTTATCCTGCAGGTTCTTCACCTAAGCTCTGCTTATAGATGCACCCGGTAAGAACAACAGATAAAACTAGTAATAAAATCAACCTCCTAAATTATGATAAAGTATTGCGATTGAGTCATTTGAGAAAAACTATTCTGCCTGGATTTTTTCCCAGTGCGCTATGTATCCGACTTTTTCATTTATACATTTATCGCATAGCAGGCCGCCATAATAATTCTGATTTATGATGGCAGTTTCAAGATCGTCGCCATCAATCAAAGATTCACAACCATTATGATCGCCGCCGGGGTTTGTAACACCATCGCAAGGTTGTGACATAAATGGCTTGAGAACTCGCTGCTGCAATACACTCAAAGTGTCAAAGCCATGATCTACAGCCCTCATGGCAATTCCTGAAACTTTATCATCTTGCCCATGAAAAAAATCGTGGTCGAGCATGGTACTCAAAAGAGATTCATTGGACATATTGACACCATATTTTCAAGTTTAAAGGACCCTAAATATTGATCGTCCATAACCAAAACTAAAGAGAAATTTATGGCAAAACCAGATTGGGAGGCCATCGAATCGGCTTACCGGGCTGGTTCGTTGTCCATCCGGGCAATAGCGGAAAAGCATGGCGTAAGTGACACCGCCATCAGGAAGAAAGCATCACAGCAGAACTGGCAAAGAGACCTTACCAACAAGGTCAAAACAGCCACGCAGGATAAGTTAGTTCGCGCAGAGGTTCGCGCCTCTGGTTCGCAGTCGAAAGTGCGAACTGATGACGAAATCATCGAAGAAGCATCTGATGAAGCTGCAGCAGTTGTTATCGCTCACCGTGAAGGTCTGGCCGCCTGGCGCGGCATCACCAATAAGCTCCGCATATTCCTCGAAGATGCTGAAATCACTGAGGACAACCACGCTGCCATGTCCCGCTCAATCACTGCCGGCGTTGATGCTCAGATTAAAGTCATCAAGGCAGAGCGCGAAGCCTACAACATCGACAGCGGCGAGAAGAACAGCGAGACAGATACACTGTCCGATCTGATGGACTCATTATCTAAGGGGTGACCATGAGGCCGGAACACCTCGCATTACTGAGGGATAAGCTCTGGCGTCTGAATCACCTTTACTGGATTACCAACAAAGAAGGTAAGCCCGTCCGGTTCACGATGACGCCGGAGCAGCTTCAATACTTTGAAGGGATGCATACCCGCAACATCATTCTGAAAGCCCGCCAGTTAGGTTTCACGACTGAAGTCTGCATTATCCAGTTGGACGCCGCACTGTTTGAGGCTGCCAGGTGCGCCCTGATAGCTCACACCCTGAATGATGCAAAACGCCTGTTCAGGGAAAAGATTAAATACGCCTATGACCGTCTGCCTGATGGTATCAAAGCGGCAAACCCGGCCAGTAATGACGCTGCCGGTGAACTGGTGTTCAGTAAAGGCGGGTCGCTCTACATCAGCACGTCATTTCGTGGCGGCACACTGCGTTATCTGCACGTTTCCGAATTCGGGAAGATATGCGCCAAGTTTCCGGACAAAGCCCGGGAGATTGTGACTGGTGCATTTGAAGCAGTATCGACTGACTGTTTCACCACAATCGAAAGCACAGCAGAAGGTCGTGCCGGTTACTTCTTCGATTACTGCCAGACTGCTGAAAAAGCACAGATGCAGGGCAAGCCGCTATCGAATCTCGACTGGAAGTTCTTCTTTTTCTCATGGTGGAAGAATCCTCAGTATGCAATCGACCCCGTAGAGCCAATACCGCAGCGTCTGAGCGACTATTTCGCTGAGATTGAAGCTAAGCATGGTATTACGCTGAACGACCGGCAGAAAGCCTGGTATTACGCCAAAGAGAAAACGCTCGGTGATGATATGAAGCGGGAATACCCAACCATTCCCGCCGAAGCATTCCAGCAGTCTGTTGAGGGTGCGTATTACGCCAAGCAGTTCCGCTGGCTGTACGAGCAGAAGCGCATTGGAACACTGCCTGATAACTCACATCTGCCGGTCCATACCTACTGGGATATTGGTGTCGGTGACTCAACGTCTATCTGGTTCGTCCGGTTTGTCGGTGAGGAATATCACATCGTCGACTACTACGAAAACAGCGGCGAAGGTCTGCGGCATTACATGAAAGTGCTGAAAGACCGCGGTTATGAATACGGTGAACACTGGGGGCCGCACGACATCGACAACCGTGAGTTCGGTAGCGATGCCAAATCCCGTAAAGAGATTGCACGGGAAGGGTATGTAATCGACGGACAGAGATATTCTCTCCGCTTCCAGGTGGTACCGAAAGAATCCATTGACACCGGCATAGAGTCGGCCCGTGAAATCCTGAAGCATTGCGTATTCGACGATGTGAAATGCGCTGACGGCATCCTGGCACTGGAGTCCTACCGTAAAGAGTGGGACGACAAACGCGGATGCTGGAAAGACAAGCCCTATCACGATTGGACTTCACACGGCTCTGACGCCTTTCGCTATTTCGCAGTGACTAAACGTAACCGTAAGCAAATCGGTGCAATCTTCTTCTAAGGAGCCACTCAGTGAGTGAATTAACCAATGGCGAACAATTCCTCGTCAATGCCCTTGCTGAGTCGGTAGGGCGGCAACGAATGCTGTACGCCAGCCAGTTTAACGGCAACACGAAACGCACAAAGCTATGGGATGAATTCGGCTATCCCGATAGCGTCCCGTTTGACCTTCTGTATCGCGCTTACCGGCGCAACTCTGCGGCATACTCCGGTGTTCATAAAACGCTGGATTCGTGCTGGATAGATTTGCCAACCATCATCGAAGGTCCGGAGTCTGACGAGGCGGCACAAAACACTGAATGGGAAGTCATGATTACCCGGGTGATGAAGCGCTTCTGGTCGAAAATTAAGGACGCTGACCGGCGTAATCTCGTTGGCCGGTACTCAGCATTACTGCTGCAGATTAAAGATGGCAATACGTGGGACAAGCCGGTTGACGTGAATGCTGTCAGGCGTCTGGGTGATAAAGCGATTGTCCGGATGATCCCCGCGTGGGAATCGCAGATTAAACCGGTCAGCTACGATATCGACACGCTGTCTGACACCTACGGGCAGCCTACTGAATACCAGTTCAATGAGCAGCCGATTGATGATAACGGTTCATATGGTCCGACGCGCAGCGTTACGGTGCATCCGGATCGGGTAATCATCCTTGCTGAAGGTGCGGAAGACGAAAACATCCTGTCTGGCATTCCGTTGAACGAAGCTGGTTACAACGACCTACTGGATATCGAGAAGACTAAAGGTGGCAGTGCTGAGGTATTCCTGAAGAACGCCAGTCGTCAGCTTGGCATCAGCTTTGATTCCAGTACCGACATGCCAACTATCGCTCAGATGGCAAAAGACGCTGGGTATAAAGACCTCGGCGAGGCCATGAACGATAAGATGATGAAGCTGAATCGCGGCACTGATTCAGCGCTGGTTACTCAGTCCGGCACCACATCGGTCCTGTCAGTGGCTGCTGCCGATCCAACGCCGTCATGGACTGTGTCAGCAAACAGCTACACGTCAACGATTCAGTGCCCGTTCAATATCCTGTTCGGTAAGCAAACCGGTAATCTGGCGTCTACTGAAGACAAATCAGCGTGGGCTGGCCGGTGTAATTCCCGGCGTAATGGATTCCAGACTGACGTTGTGACAGCGGTAATCACCCGGTTGTGGACCATCGGGGCTATCGATGCGCCTGCGAACGATGAAATCACGATCACCTGGTCTGACTTGCTGGCTCCTGGTGATACGGAAAAGCTGGCGAACATGTCTACCATCGCTGATGTGGCTCAGAAATCACAGGCGGCATTAGGGCGTTCATCCATCACTGAAAATGAAATCCGTGCAGCTGGCGGCCTTGAGCCGGTGCCGGAAGTGCCACCGCCGGACCCGAACACTAAACAAACAGGTAAGGACCCGCTGAATGATGACGAAAATGGTTCTCAGGACGCCGGTAATACCACGCAACAAAGCTGACCCGACACAATCATCACGGCAGGTAAGCCGGATGTTTAGCGACATCGAAACGCGCTACCTCGGTATTAAAACGGACCTCAAAACACTATTTGACCTGCAACTAACAGGCTCAGAAGTGCAAGCCAACGCCCGGCAAGGATATCTGGCCTGTAACAATGAATCAGGCCCCGCCACGCTGTTCCAGGTGAATATCGGAAAGTACCTCTACGACATGACCGCCGCGAAGCTGGCCAGTCTGTTACAGAGCGCTCAGGCGATTCTGGATAAATGGCTGTTGCAGGGTGGTGAGCAAAATGTATGGGCGATGGGTTACGTGCAGGATGAATATGAACGTGGCACGCAAATGGCCGTCAGTAATCTTTCGGTACAGTCCGCGCTTTACGAGCAGCAAGTCACGCTGGCCGACCGGTTGTCATCACCTGGTGTGCTGAACCAGATAGCCAGTGCGCAGGTAGCCACATACAGCGACTGGAAAGGTATCAGCGATAAAGCCTGGGCTGATTTATCCAGTGTCATTACTGATGCGGTTGCGCGTGGTATCAATCCGCGTGAAACGGCGCAGATAGTCAGTAAGCGGCTTGATGTGTCAATGAGCAGCGCAAAGAACATCGCTCAGACTGAGCAGGTCGGGGCACTTCGCAATGCTCAGCGAACAGAAACAGTCTGGTCCCGCGATACTCTCGGGCTGAACACCAAAATGCTGCACCTGTCGGCACTCAAACCGACGTCCCGCGCATGGCATGTTGCCCGACATGGTCACACGTATACGCCGGAGGAAATCGAAGAGTGGTATTCGCAAAACGGCAACCGCTATAACTGCTACTGCAGCCAGATCCCGGTAATGCTCGACGATGACGGGGAAATAGTGAATCCCGGCATGGTTGAGCGTCTGGCCAAAGAGCGGGAACAGTGGCAATCGGTTTTACACAAACCCCAAAAGTAACCATCAGTGAGGACACAGTATGTCACGCAACTGCGTAAACGTGCTGTCGGTCATCAACTCCGTTTCAAACATCTCAAGTGAAACCATCAACGGACGCGATCACATCATCGTGCGCGGCATTACGCCTGTTGTTGATGACATTGTGATGAACCGGAAGTTGTACCCGGCAGCAGAAATCAGCAAGGGCTATAAAACGCTCGAACGAAACCCGATGCCGCTCGGCCACCCGAAAATCGATGGCAAGCATATCTCAGCCCGGGATGTGCAGGCCGTTAATCAGTTCCATGTCGGAGCCTGGCTGCAGAACGTTAAGCATTCAGGCGGAAAGGTTACCGGTGATATGTACGTTGACCGCCGCTATGCCGAAGGGTCTGAGCACGGCAAGCGCCTTATTAACCGCCTGGATGAAATGGCCGCGGGTAAAAACACCGACCCGGTTCATATCTCAACCGGCCTGATGTACTCCGGCATTGCCGCAAATGGAGAGTCCAGAGGTAAGAAGTACAACGAGATCGCAACAAACATGGATTTTGACCATGTGGCCGTGCTTCTCGATGAACCAGGTGCCGGCACTCCTGCTGAAGGTGTCGGGATTTTCGTTAACTCAGACGGCACTGAGCAGGAAATCGAGGTGGTGAACCTTGCTGAATCCCAGTTACCTGACGAGCCAACACCTGAAGCACACACATTTTTCCAACAGCTAAAGGCGTTCTTCAGCGCCAACAGCAAACAACCCAACGAGGAAGCAGACCCGATGAAAGAACTCATCACCAACGCGCTGAAAGCTAAAGGTATCGAAACTGAAGGTAAGTCCGATGCTGAGCTGATGGATGCGTACAACAAAGCCATGAAAGAAGAAGGGAAAAAGGACGAAACACCGGAAGAAAAAGCTGCCCGCCTGAAGAAAGAGGCAGACGACAAAGCGGCTGCTGATAAAGCCGCTGGCACTGCTACCAACGCCGAAGAAGTACCTGCCTGGGCTAAATCGCTGTCCGAAAAGGTTGAATCGCTGACTCTGCAGGTTAACGCCGGGCAGGAATCAGAAAAAGCCACAATGCGCACCGCAGTTAAGGCCAAATTCGGCATGACTGACATTGCGGTCAACGCGCTGGACGGTGAGCCTTTGAAAGAGCTGTATGCGCAGTGCGCCACCTCGCACGGCCTGAGTGGTGCTTTCAACCACTCGACCGAAACCAAATCAATCTCAGTAATGCCGGAGTAATGACAAATGGCTAAAGACGGTAAACACGTAATTCACGCTGGCGGCATCTTCGCCAATCCTCTGCTGAACCGTGAAGGTGCGGCAGCGGCGGCAACCCAGCCCGGCACTGTCGGCTATTTCAATGCCGGTAAATTCACTGCATCAGTGGCAGGTGATGAGTCGGCGATTTTGTACGTGGCCAACTTCGATTATCTGCGCTGCAAAACGGTAGATGACACCATTGCGGCGGGCGACCTGGTTGTCGCTATCCAGCCACAGTCTGGCATGTTCCTGAATATTCCTGCAGCGGCAGGCACGTACACTAAAGGGCAGCCAGTGGCTATTGCTAATGGTCAGATTAAGGTTGCTTCTGCAGGAACCCCTGCAAGCGGTGACACACCGGCAGTGGCTGCTGACACTGTGTTCGCTTATGTCGAAGAAGATACCGCACTGACTGCAGTGGCCGGTGATCTGGTTCGCGTAGTATTCAAATAAGGATAACTGAATGTTTGTATTCTCGAAGTCTATTGGCGAAAAGACCAATAACCTGGCTGTTAACAGCTATCAGTTCGCGCAACTGAATCAGGAGCGTCAGGCGGCAATGAACCATCAGGGCATGAACGTGATGGAAGAAATTGCCAGTCGCGTGAATATCGCCTCAAAACTCAATGGTATCAACGCAGTGCGCTCTCCGGCCGACCTGTACAAAACGTTCGATCAGACCGTGCTGGCACAGTTCACCAATCAGGATGAATTCACTCTGCTGAATGACCTGACGCCGCTGTCCCGCTCCGTACGTATCAATGCAACTGTGTACGAATACGCGAAGTCAGGCGGGAAAATGTGGGGTCACACCTCAATGTCCGGCCAGATTGGTGCTGCACTGGATGCCACTGCGTACGATTACGATGGCACCATGGTGCCGGTGCATGATACCGGCTTTAAGTTCAACTGGCGTGATGGTCGCTTGAATAACCCTGATGCATTCGACGTGATTTCTGACGCTCAGGCAGAATCCACCGCTCAGATTCGCCGGACCTTTGTGGATTACATCTTCAATGGCTTCCGCGATAGCGAAGGTGATTACGTTCAGTTCGACGGGAAGACATGGAAGGGGCTGAAAGCTGATGAGCGCGTTGCTCAGGTCACTCTGACTACCAACCTCGCAACGGCAACCGACCCGAAAGCCATTCGAAAGCAGGCTATTACACTGCGTGACGTGGTTCGCGTCACAAACATGCAGTACGGCGCTCAGACCTGGTACGTGTCTCAGGACATCATGTCAAACCTTGAGCAGTATTTCAGTGACAACTACGCGGCACCAACGCTGTACGAAGAACTGCTGAAGCTGTCTGGTATCTCGGCCATTAAGGTTGACGCTCAGCTTACCGGCAACCAGGTTCTGATTGTTCCGCTGCAGTCCGGTGTTATTGCTCCGATTGTCGGCCAGGCATTCGGTACTGTTGCCGATCCGCGTCCGTTTTATAACAGCGACTACGTATGGCGCACCTGGGGCGCTGCCGGCCTGATGGTGAAAACCGACATTCAGGGTCACTTCTCCGTCGTTTACGCAACAGGTAAATAGCCATGACAGCCCAAATCACGCTTGATGACGTAAAACCGATGATGGCTGAGTTGGGCTTCACGGTTCCTGACGCACTGCTCACGCTGCTTCTGGGTCAGGTCAGCGCATCCTCTGCTTGTATGGACGGGGCCGGATATTCAGACAGCACACAAAAGCTCCTGCTTATCTACGCAACACTGCGTCTTGCGGCCCTGTCTGGTGCCAGAAAGATATCATCACAATCAGCACCGTCCGGCGCTTCCCGGTCATTTGCTTATGATGCAGCCGGTACTGATAACCTTCTGAAGCAAATCCGGATATGGGACACTGATGGGTGCCTGTCTGATCTGCCGCTGAGCAGCAATCAGGTCGGCTTCTTTGATGTCGTGGGAGGTTGCTGATGGAGTGGATTGATATCGCTGGCCGGTTACCGAAAATACTCGAACGGGTATGGGTGGAAACTGACACTGGCAGGAAAACCACGGCGTATCTGAAATCGGATGGTGAGTGGTTCCTGTTCTGCCGGAAGATTGCTGAAACCGGCGCCAAGGTCGTGAGGTGGCGCGGATGAGTAATGCAGCAAACTGGTCATACACTGCGCCATGCACTATCTGGCGTAACCTCGGGATAGATGAATACGGTGATCCTAAAGGTTACTCCTCACCTGAAACCATCATGTGTGACTATCAGGGCGGCTTGTCTGCAAAGATTGGCGACATTGGCACAGAACAGGTGGTTAAAAACACGTTCTGGTCCGAATACGCAAGTGCTGAGAAGGGGGATTATATCCTTATTGGCGAATCTGCTGAATCCGACCCGGTTGCTGCTGGTGCAGATGAGGTAATGCAGGTTATCAGGTATGCAGATACTTTCGACCGTCTCGCTGATGACTACGCCATGCTGACGGGAGTCTGATATGGGGATTAAAGTCCGTGGTATACAGGCATCAAAGCAAGGTCTGGACGCGCTTGTGAGTGACATTGAGGGCAGGAGAGCGCCGAGGGCGGTACAGGCAGCCTCAATCGTTATAGGGTCTGAAGCTGCGACTCTTACCCCTATTGATACATCAACGCTCATCAACTCTCAGTTCAGGGAGTTAATGGTTAACGGAACGATGGTTACCGGCCGGGTCGGCTACTCTGCTGACTATGCCGTGTATGTTCACAATGCGCCTGGCAAACTTAAAGGCAAGCCGAGATCCAGCGTGAAGTCGTTTAAAACCAGCTCCGGCAAGGTGGGATTTGCTTCTGATAAAGGTAACTTTTGGGACCCTCACGCAGAGCCGCACTTTCTGACGAAAGGCGCTGAAAATGCGAAAGATGCCGTGATTTCCGTGGTGCATAAGGAGATGTCCAGATGAATCCACCAATGCATAAGCGGGTCCGCAATCTTCTTGTTGATGCAGGCCTGACGACTGGCTATACCATTCAGGCGCTTGTCTGGACTGATACCGGAAAATTAACTGACCGGTTCATTGTGATCCGGCCAAATGGCGGCAGCAACATCGACCGTGATTTAGGTGCTGAGTATTACGTAATGGTTGACGTGATCACTGGAAAGAACGCCGGTGATTATGCCAAATCAGAAACTGATGTTCAGGCCATCATCGACTATGTGCAGCAAAACCCTCTGTCTGACTCCTGTGTGGGGCAGATAACAAATATGGGTGGGATTCCCTCACCGGTTCAGACAGCAGAAGGTCGTCTGGTCTGGCGAATGCAGTTTGTTTGCACCTATGGGGAGTAACCCGAACCAAACCGAACAGGTCGCTATTTAGCGGCCTTTTTTACGCTCAAAAGAGGCTGAAAATGGCTAAATGTAACACCGATAATACAAAACTGTTTGGTCGCGCCGTCATTCTTGAAGTGGCTGACGGTTGCGCCGATACAGTTCCTTCCGAGTCGGAGTTTATGCTCCTGGCGGCCGGCACATCAAAAACCTTCGACATGAACCCAAACTCCAAAAGCTCTTCTGCCGACGACACTAAGGGGTGGGTTGAAAACATAGTCACCTCGAATGATTTGACTCTGAAGTTTGAAGGTGAAGTCCGGGTTAACGATAAATCTGACCAGTACGGCATATACAAATTTATCAAGTACTACGTCAATGAAGTAAACGCATCGCGTCAGCCTACGCTGTGGGTTCGTATGTACTTCGGCCAGATCATGATTCAGGCGTACATGGTAATCACCGCCCTGAGCAATGACGGCGGCACTGACGACATTGTGACGCTCTCTACAGAGTTCAAGGTCGCTGATGGCTCCACTGTCGCTATTGACGATATCAACGACACTGTTGCCGTCACCGGAGTTACTGTTGCGCCAACCGCTGCAAGTATCGCAGTCGCAGCAACTCGCCAGTTAACGGCATCCGTCTCGCCTACCGACGCCGCTAATCAGGCGGTGACCTGGTCAACATCTGATGCAACGGTCGCAACTGTTAGCTCCAGCGGCCTGGTGACCGGCGTGAAAGCCGGTACTGTAACCATTACCGCTACAACCGCTGATGGTAGCTTCACTGCCACCAGTGCAATCACGGTTACAGCAGCGTAACCAATCCAAAGGGTGGTTTCGGCTGCCCTTGATATTGATTATGAGGCTGAAAAATGACACCAATTAAGGAAATCGGGGAGTGCGTTATCTCTGCGGGTGATACGGATTACTTTTTCCGGCCATCATTCGCGAATATGACCAAGATTGGCACTCCGGAGGAAATAGTTTCGACGTTCTATGCACTGCACAATGACAACCTGAGCCAGTTGATAGTCAGGGCGTTGTCAGTGTTCGGCAGACTGCCTGAATGGTTTGTGCGTTACCTCAATAACTCCGCAGAAGGTAAAGCCGCATTTGTGGCCGCGGTGACTGTCATGGATGCCTGCTGTGAAACTGATGCCACACCACTGACCGGCGAGATTGTCCCTTCACGCACCGGTAAGCGCGCATTTATCTGGCGAAAAGGCCGGCTCGATGCCAACGATCTGATAGTGATTGCATCAGAGCTGATAATCCACGGCATTATCGGCAGGGCGAAGGTCCGGCAGTTGCAGCGGCATGAGTCGAAAACAACGGTTAAAGAGTTCCGGGCGGTTGAGTACATAAACGCTGCCAGAAATCACTTTGGCATGGCACGCACTGAAGCTGAAAACCTCACCATGACGGAGTTTATCCTGTTGTTAAACGCCAAATACCCCGAGCAGAAAGGCTTTACCCGTGAAGAGTACGACAAGGTAGTTGATGACTACTTTGTGATGAAAGAGAAGCGGCTGAAATGAGTAGTTGGTCACAGTTGAGGTAACATTGTTAAATGTCATCAATCAAAGATGAACATCACTGTTATAATCTATAGCTTGTTAATATTCTGGGATGTTTATTATGAAGTTATACAAATCACTATTGTTGACAGTATTAATAACAAGCTCCTACAATACTTTTGCATCAGAAACCCTTAACTACACTTGTGATGGTAAGGAAATGAAAGCCTCTTTTCCTGATGAAGAGCATGCTGTGATGTATTTCAATGGTAAATTGACGCTTCTCAAATCTGCAGTATCAGCCAGCGGAGCCAGGTATACTGGTAATGGATGGCAACTATGGTCATCTAAAGATGACATCACTCTCAATAAAATTAGTGCTGAGCAGATCGAAAAAAATGAAATTCCTTCGGGTAAAGGAATTGAGTGTCATGAAGTTGATGATTCAATCACTCCTTAGTTCTTAGTTAAGCCACCTCCGGGTGGCTTTTTGCTTTCTGGGATCAACTGTACCTTCTTGCTTCCCATTGCATAAGTTTCCCTTTAGGATTGGTCTTAACTTTACTAATGGGGATAGGGATGTGAAGAAGGTAATATTACTGTTGATGTTAGCAATGTGCAGCCACGCTGCTATTGCAGGCGAAGACCAGTATCAACTTGAGGCTCAGGGCGCTGTCAGGGAAAAGCTAGCCGCTGTGCAGTTGAAAAGCTCATGTTCATTGCTGGCTTCCATGGCTGAGAGTGATATATCGAAACGGCCATTCGCTATTGCTTCCTGTGACAATGATTTCTCAGTACCTGATGGCTTGTCTTTTTCTGATATGAAAACATATAAGCATGATGGGGACAATTATGTATGTGGTGTCGTCTCAGGTAAGACAGAACTAAGCAGGATAGGGGCAAGGTTTATTTATTCTGCTAGCGACAAGGCTATCACCTTCAAATATTCGAAGTATCCGTTGCTTTATTCTGGTCATGATAAGTTTTACAAAACAGCAGTGGTCATACAGACCAACCAATACCGAATAGAGCATGATCAATACTGCAAATAACTAACGCTAAATTCTAGACCTCGCTCCGGCGGGGTTTTTTTATACCCGGAGAACAGTAATGGCAGACAGTCAGAACGCAGGTTCAATCTATTTTGATGTTGATATCGATACAGCAAAGCTTCTGACCAGCGCTAAACAGGTCGATTCAACGCTGGACAACATGGCTTCAGCGGCGCAATCGACCGGCAAGAGCCTGGATAGCATGAGTAAGGACAGCAATTCTGCCGCTTCATCTCTGACGCAAATCGCTTCATCTACAAAATCAGTGGATGGTTCGATGCAAACGCTGAATACAACAGTCAGCGCAATGGCCCTGGCAATTCAGCAGGCTAATGCATCATCAGCTGCTGCCAGCATGACCCTGGCGCAAATGCAGGGTGCTATGAACTCCCTGATTGGTGCTGCCAACTCAATAGCTGAAGCCATGCGCGGTGCCGGGACAAGTACAGGCACAGCTAGCAGCGAATTCAGTCGAGCAGAATCAATAATCGAAGGGTTAGGTAACCAGTTAACTATTCTCGATGAAGCCCAGGAGAATGGTGCAAGGAGCGCTGCAATTCTAGCAGCTCAGTTGCGTGCCGGATCAGGTGCCACTGATGCCGAAAAGGATAAAATTGGGGAGCTGACCGGCCAGTTGTATGACATGAAAAATGGCACCGATGCAGGCGCTAAAAGTCATGTTAACTGGAAGCACAGTATGCAGCAGGCAGGCTATCAGGTTCAGGACTTTATTGTACAGGTCCAGGGTGGTCAGTCAGCTATATTGGCTTTCAGTGAGCAGGGCTCACAGTTGGCCGGGGCTTTCGGTCCCGGCGGCGCGGTTGTAGGCGCGATTATCGCTCTTGGATCTGTGATAGTTGGCACTCTCGTTAAAAGCATGGGTAACGCTGAAGACACCATGAAAGACCTGGCCACCGCAACCAATGCATTGGATCAGGTTATTACCGTATCTCAAGGCGGCGTGGCAGCCCTGTCAGATAAGTACGCATTGCTGGCGAAAACTAACTCCGAAGCAGCGACGATACTGAGAAATCAGGCCCTCATTGAGTATAACCAGGCGATATCAAAATTGCCGGATGCTATCACGGACGCATCGACCTCTCTTTTTGGTCTTGGGGATTCGGCTAAGGCAGCGTTTTCCGGGGGAATGGTTGGCATCAGTGCATTCAATGACATCCTGCAGGCAGCTAATATCCAGACCAGCAGTGTCAGCGAGGCATTTAGTGAACTTTCATCAAATGCCGGCGTAAGCAGGGGATCAATTGCCACCTTCTCGGCCACTATTGGGGCATTGTCTTCTAGCTTTGGAATCTCAGAGCAGCAGGCATTTGATCTCGCCAAACAACTTGAAAACGTCTCTCAGACAAAATCACCGGAAGCACTCCAGGCGCTTGTATTGCAGCTCCAGTCTATTAAGTCATCCACGACTGACGGTCAGGCGGCGCTAACGACATTTATTGGGAAGTTGGTTGATCTGGTTACCGCATCCGCCAATGCAAAAGCTAACGTTTCAGCGCTAAAAGGCGAAATGGATAACCTGACAGCCGGACAGAAAAACCTGATACAGCAATCTCAGCGTGATCTGGCCCTGTCAAAACTACAGGGTACCGCCCGGGCAAGGTTACAGGCGCTTTATAAATCTGAAGATGCAGGATTTTCTGCTGATAGCCCTCAGGCGCTCCAGATGCAGAATGAGGCAGAGCAGACCTACAAAAATACCCAGGCTGTTAAGGACAACCAGAAAGCAAAAAACAATGCCGCGTCAGAAGGTAAGCGTCTGGCCGCCAGCGAAGCAAGTATCGCTCAGAAGCTGGAGCAGATGCGCCAGCAGTCAGATCTCAATGCAGTATCGTCGCAAAACCTGACTTTGGAGCAGGCTAAACTCCGTGCCGAAATGTCGCTCGGTAAAAATGCCACAGCCGCACAACGGGAGGAGGCAGCCAAATATGCTGAAGCCATCTGGCAGCAATCGGCGGCCCTCAAAGCCAGAAACCTAATCCCTGAAGTGGCTGAAAACGATGATTACACGAATAAATCCGCTCAACTTGAGTTGCTGAAAGGGCAGAAAGACGCCCAGGGAAATCTGATTATCAGCCAGCAACAATATCAGCAGGCGGCTGAAAAGCTGGCCGCAGAACATATCTCCAACCTGGATAAAATTAACAGCCAGAGCGTAGTCACCCCTCAGCAGTCATTGGCCGGACAGGTTGATCCCGTTCAGCAACTCGCGAATGAAAATGCTCAGAAGTTAGCCCTTATTCAGCAGTTCACTCAGCAAAAAGTTCTCACAGAACAGCAGGGCCTCACGCTGATGAATGCGGCAAATACTCAATATGAGCAGCAGAGAACCAGTGCACAATGGGCCTTATTTACTCAGCAATCTCAGGGTTATGAAGCTCTTGGCGCTGCGGTAGATGGCTTTGGCCAGTCTGCTAGCGGCGCAATTGCGGGCGTCATTACTGGCTCTGAAAATATGCAGGATGCCATGCATAGCATAGCGAATACGGTGCTTAACGATGTCATACAGACATTCGTAGATATGGGGATGCAGTGGGTTAAGTCAGCGATTATGGGGGCAACGGCCCAGCAGTCAGCGATTGCAGCAACAACAACTGCTCAGGTGGCAGGGATCGCAACTCAGACAACCGCCAGTACAGCCGCAGCTGTGGCAACTACAACCGCATGGACACCGGCAGCAATTATGTCATCTGTTGCATCGTGGGGTGGCGCCGTAGCGATTGGCCTTGGCGCAATGGCTGGCATTATGGCGCTAAGCGGAAAGCGTAAAAATGGAGGCCCAGTATCAGCTGGAGGGATGTACCAGGTTGGTGAGTCCGGGATGCCTGAAATCTATAAGGCGAGCAACGGCAGCCAGTACATGATCCCCGGTGATAACGGCAGCGTTCTGAGCAACAAAGATATTACCGGAGGCTCATCATCCGCGCAGCCAATAATTAATATCAATAATTACACATCCGCAAAGGTTCAGGCTCAGTCAAGCCAGCAGGCTGGTAGTAACGTGATAGATATATTAATTAGCGATATGGAGAGAGGCGGACCGGTTTCGAATACGATGCAGTCCACATTCGGCCTGTCCCGCAAAGCAACAGGAGATTATTAATGGCAACCGTTCAATACCCTGACAGGCTGCCGTTACCACAACGTGCCAGCCAGAATATGACGCAGGACACCGGCTTTTTAGCAACCCAGCCTGCGGTCGGCCCTGCGATTTTCACCCCGATTACTACCGACCTGAAAGTCACCTGGTCACTGACTTGGTTATTCACACTTCAGCAGGCTCAGGTGTTTAAGTCATGGTTGAGGTCTCCGACATATTGCGACAGTGGCCGTAACTGGTTTGAGATGAGGATAGATCTCGGCGATAACCAGGGACCGCAGGTTCAGACGCTTCACTTTACCGGAATGCCGGTGCAAACCAGTAAGGACGGGATAACCGTTACCTGGACTGCCACGGTTATCTGCAATGGGATGAATGACTTAAACGAACCGATGGACGATTTGATAGTCATGTTTGGTGGGAGTGAAAATATCATCGACATAGCGATAAACAGAGACTGGCCGGGGGCGTAATGACAACACTGAAGGAGTGGAAGGAGCGGCGGCCGGCATCTGATCTCAAAGAAACAGTGACCTTTTACCATCCGTCATTCGGGTATTACAGAACGGTCAACAATCTGTTTTACGCAGCGATATTCGGAGGTGACAGCTATCAGGCCGCCAGATTCAGCGTGACAGAGCCCGCTCAGGATGGAACTGCGACCATATCAATGACGATCACCTTTGTTGCAGGTGCTGAAAACGTCAGGAATACACTTAAAACATGGCGTGGTGCACAGCGCATGAGCGCCATATCATGCACCTACAGCGTGTGGGATAACATCGGTGATTCTGCAGCGCTTAATGCTTATTCGCTTTATGTGAAAGATGTCTCGCTGGATGCAAACAACGTGACCGTTACCGCCAGCCTGACAAACCCTCTGTCATTGGCAAACCCAATCATCTACACCACAAAAGACTATCCCGGACTCCTGAATTTATGACAAATGATGAATTTATACGGCGTGTCGTCGGCAGGCCGTGGGCTAATCGCGCCTGTAATTTTAATCAAATGGATTGCTGGGGACTTGTGGTTCTCTACTACCGGCATGTTCTGGGAAAAGAGCTTCACCATATTCCAGGCTATGAGTCTGACGCAGATTTTATTACCTGTTACACCCAGCAGCGAATGAACTGGCAGGAGGCCAACAGTGCCGGAGTTGGTTGTCTGGCTGTATTTTATCGTGGGGGTAGCCCTTCACATGTCGGAGTAATCGTTTCCCCGGGGAAATGCCTGCACTCCCGCGGCGAGCAAGGATTCGTAAGGGTTGATAGCCCACTGGCGCTGATGAAAATTTATCAAAAGGTGGAGTATCTTAAATATGGCGAAATATGAAATACAACGCTTGCCGGGATCGCCTTTTGAGCGCGGTAAGATTAGCAGAGAGAGTCGGCTGATAGACTGGCTAAACCGGCAAGGCCTGCATAGTAATGTCGTCATCCGGCTAAACGGAAAGATACTCGAGGATAATTTTGATCTGAACTACATACCAAGGCCAGGCGATGTCGTGAGTGTTTTTGACCAGCCGGAAGGCGGGGTCGGAAAAGTTATCACCAGTGTCATAAGTCCTATCACCAAGATTCTTCCCGGAGTAATGAAGCTCTTTGGTATGTCAGGGAAGACGGGCATACCATCAGTATCTACCGGAGAGTCAGCTAACAATGATCTGACGCAGCAGACAAACCGTGCGAGGTTATACAAAGGGCGGCCAAACATTTACGGGCAGGTGAGAGCCTATCCCGATCTCATTCAGGAGTCCATTTTTGAGTACATCGCCAACAAAAAATATGTGACTGAGTGGATGGAGGTGGGTTTCGGGAATTACGAAATATCCTCTGTCAGGTACTCTGAGTCGTCGCTTACTGCTCTGGCGGGTGCCAGCTATCAGATTTATAAGCCGGGTGACGTAATTGGCAGCATGGCTCAGGGATATTCTTTCGATGACGTAGACGGCCAGGCGTTGCCTGGCCTGAATGAAGATGATTCGGAGATTAAGCAACAGGGTACTACCGGTACTCTGCTTGAAGGCACATTCAGCGGAGGTCAGTTCTACGCCAGAATTAACAAAGAAACAGGCTTTGACTCGCTCCACGACTCAGCTAAGCCGGTTTACGTCACAATTGTTGTCAACGTCACCTATAACACAGCAAGCGGCTCAGTTACTAAGGATATTAATGTTCAGGGGACATTATTCAAGTCAACCATTACCGATGACGGGGCGCAGGTTAATCCAGATAAATATTACAATTTCTGGTTCAGTAATTTGTCAGGTTCTGATTACCTTTCCCTGCCTTCCGATACAACAGTAAATCTGACGAAACTGGTAGTCACTGAGTATGTTGGGACCACTGTTGGCCCATTCTTTGCGGCGCTTGAATCACGGCAGCTGTGGATTCATCTCTATGCGAACCTGGCTTCCGGTTATGATGCGCCGGCTAAAATAACTTGGTGGCAGGTAGATGATGAAAATAATCAGATATCAGGCACGCAGGAAAGCTTGAATATAAAGCTCCACAACTCAGGAGGTGATCAGGATTATATTTATGTTACCGAGAAAATAACGCCTTCAGCAGGCGTGGGTAGGTATGCATTCAGCCTTTACCGTACCAATAACTCCCAATCTGACTCAGTGCTTTATATCTCAGCTGCCCACGCTGTCACTATACGGACCGATGTATCTTATCCTGATGATACGCTCGTAAAAGTCACCGTCCAGCAGACAGAAACACCAACCACAACAGAGGAGCGAAAATACAACTGCCTGGCAGAGCGAAAGGTTATCAGCTGGACCTCCGAAGGAGGCATTGATTACACGCTAAGACCATCTCGTTCATTTGCAGATGCGGTCCTTCATGAGTGGGTAATGACCGGAAAGCAGGATGCTGAACGACTGGACATAGCGACTCTGTACGGAATTTTCGGAGGCCTCTCAGATCCAAAACTTGGTTATTTCGATTACACATTCTCAGATGCCGCTCAGCCATTGGGGGAGCGATTGCAGACCATGTGTGATGTGGCCAGAGTGTCAATGAACTGGATTGGCGATACTCTGACTTTTTGGCGCGACGAGGCGGTGGCCTACCCTGAAACAGTGTTCTCCAGGTCAAACATGTTTTGGGATGATTATAAGGTCGCCTATGCAATGTCTCTGCCTGGCGGATATGACGGGGTGACTCTGGATTACACCGACCCGACCAGCAATAAAAAAGCATATGTCTATCTGCAAATTGATGAGAATGGCATTACTGAGGTCGGGGATGCGACAAGTAATGCCAATCAAATCAGCTTATCAGGCTGCAGCAATAGTACACAGGCCTATGACCGCGCCTACCTGGAAGCAAGGAAAATTCTGTATTCCCGCCTCACCATGACCGCTAAGGTACTTGAGCAGACGCAAGTGGTGAGAGGCTCGGTTGTTCAATGTCCGGATATGTACGACAACGCACAGCAAACCGGATACCTGAAGGGCAGGGACGGAGATATTTTCTATACATCAGAGCGGATCACATTCGGTGACGAGCAGTTATATGTAGTAATGACTGACAGTGAAGGTGGTTACCGTGGTCGCTGGGAATGCTCACCGGTTGACGGTAATCCCAGGTCATTCAGCGCAGCAGCAGACACATTTGACCTGAACATTTATGATGGCAATTACATTCAGTCTCCGTCACGTTACTTCATCGCAACAGACTCAGATCTGAATGCGACAATGTGGCGGGTTGATAGTGCTAAATCCAATGGTGATAACACTCAAACCCTTACCCTGACCGAGTACAGCTCTCAGCTATATTCCTGACCACTCGCATAATCACAACAACCAACCCGCTCCGGCGGGTTTTCTCATATATGAGGCTTTAAATGGCGCTTAATAATACTGGAAATTCCGTTCCGTCTACTGCTGTACTTGATTTTCAGGATAACGTCCAGGTACTGGATAGTCTTCTGAATGGTGATGCTATTGAAGTCACTGCCCGCACGGGGAAGGAGCTGAAAAGCATAGCTTATCTTCAGAATGTACTGACATCCCTCGATGTTGGCAGCTTTACCTTCTCGGATACAGCGACAGGAATTTCGGGAACTACTGACGGTCAGTATTTCAGAACCCCACACGATGATTCATTTTTTTATTATAGAAATGACAACGGAACAGCAGTGTATGTTGCCTCAATTGCCAGTTATGAAAGTATTCAATATTTACAAAATGCACTGGCCGGAACTTCAGGGCTTGTTTATAAAGGTGATGGTCCTGTTTACCCGATTGCTATCGACAGGGAAAGTAATGTTATCATCGGGTATAACTCACAAACAGATACAATCGTTGCGCCGGGAATAGATAATCATTTGCGCTTTCTTTCTGAGCATGGTGAAGTTTTATCGTCTCCTGAATTTATTTATCCGCTTCTTATCGATTCTCAGAATAATGTAATCCTGGGCTATGATGCGAAAGCTGACAGCATAATCGGCGCGGGAATAAGAGATTTTTTGAAACTCCTCAGCGCCAATCGGCAGGCTGAATCACTCAGTGATTCAGTTTATCCGCTTCTTATCGATTCTCAGAATAATGTTGTTTTAGGATATGATGCCGAACAGGACAGGGTGATAGGCTCAGGAATTGGTAAAACATCGGAATGGAAAGACGAGCCATTCCCATATTCAATTGCCATGAAAGCAATAAACCAGAACTTCTCTTACGGGCAGTCTCTTTCTATGGGTGCTTATGGTGCTCCGGCACTAAGCCTGACACAGCCTTTTAATAATGTGATGTTTAAAGGCGGCGTACTCGGTACAGACTACTCCGCCTTTGCTCCTTTGGTTGAAGCTACCCAAGAGACTGTTTGTAGCTGTGCGGCTAACTACTTTGACCTCGCATCACAAAAAGAGAACGGCATTGGCGCAGGTAATTTCGTCACACTCACATCAGCCCCTGGCGCACCCGGACAGAGAATAACGCAACTAAACAAAGGCACTGACCGTTACGATAAATATCTCTTGCCACAGATAAAGGGAGGGTACGCACTTAATAACGATCTGCACATTGATACTGTATTCTGGATGCAAGGCGAGGCAGACTCTGGTGACGGTGATTACCATGTAGAAACACTTGAGTCTTATAAGGCGCTTTTTACTGCATTGATCAACGATATTAACGCTGATGTTAAGGCGGCAACATCCCAGGAAAATCCTGTAATATTCCTGACATACCAGCATTCGTCATACACGCAGGAAGGGAACACTCAGGAGGCTTTTCTGCAGATGGAGCAGGAGGACGATCGTGTCTATGTTATATTTCCGACTTATTTCCTGCCGCACATATCAGACAGGCTACATTTAACCAGCGTTGGTTATAAATGGGCTGGGTCATATTTTGGCAGGGCCAGAAAGCAAATCCTGATTGATAAGATAAAACCCAAGAGAATAAGGGCGATCTCAGCGACTCACTACGGAAATAAAATTCATGTGAAGTTTATTGTTCCTAACCCCCCGCTGTCATTTGATACATTACTGATGCCGGAAACAGAGAATTATGGATTCTGTGTTAAATCAGGCGATGATATACTTAGCGTGCAGTCCCTGTCTGTTTCGGGGGGTGACACGGTAATTATCACCATGAGCGAAAATATTGTAGGTGACAATATTCAGGTCAGGTATGCATATGACTACAATGGGGCCAATCAACTGAAAGGCTCATCCGGTAATCTCACTGACTCATGCGAGGATTACGTTATTATTTCTGGAAATAAATACCCCATGCCTTATGTTTGCCCACATTTTAAAATCACATCACTAAGCGAGGCTATTTAATGTTAACTACACGTATTCCTGTCATTTCCCGCAGCGCATCTGTAAATATTCCTGCAACTGATTTAACTGCACTGTTGAATTTCGACCCGAACGCCCAGGCATTCTTTTCTTTAAATGAAAAACGGGTCTATTCCCGAACCGGAACTCATGAACTTATAGCGGGCAAGCCCTCAACCAACCCTATCGCATGGGGGACGAACGGACTTCTTTTTGATTCTGAAGTTCAGGCTGATTTCCATACTGACATTAAAGACACTGATAACGAAAAATTCACGGTTTTTGGCGTGATAAAACCAGCCATTCTCACCATGTCATCTGATTTTAACTATTTCCTGATGGGTAACTATGATGGCGTGACTAATAACGGTAGTGGGTTATGTTTCGTTAACTACAAAAACACTTTAGCCTTTAACGCAGCGGGTATGGTCAATTTTACCCAGACAGGATTAAAGCTAGATGCCTCGTATATGTTTGTTGCAGCATCAGTAGATACGGCAAATAACCTGATATCAGCATACGCAAAACAGATTTCTACTGGCACTGAATACTCACTATCTGACGTAACCGGAAAAGACACTAACGGAGCGGGATATCGCGCCCGCGGGCTGCCGTTCGGGCTCGGTAACCCGTCTTACGGAAGTGAAGTTTATTCTGACAAATCCGAGGCAACGGAATTTTCTCTGTATAACAGTTATATGAACCTGGAGGCCCTCGAGGGTCTTTATATGGACGCTAAAGTCCGGGCTAACGCGTATGGTGTGACCATCTGATCATTGCTGCTCACGAGGAACATGCGCTACCCCTCGTGAGCAATTGATAGTGATTTTATATCTGGTTGCAGTTTTTTTCTATTTTATGACTGAGTGGTGCTGATGTGTTTAAAGTCACTCCCTTGTAAAATCTCAACTCTATATTTTTATACGTTACTTTAGATAAGTAGGCTGATGAAATTATAAGCAAGAAATTGAAAAGCGTACAAAAAATGAAGCTTTCATAAAAATCTTGAGGTAGCTTTTCCGAGGCTTTCATCATGAGGTATAAAATTATTCCGTGAAGGAGGTAAATGCTATAACTAACCTCACCAATTGATACTATTGTTTTGTTTTCAAGTATTCCAAAAATGCTATTTCCTGATGAAATCACAACAAAAAAAACAGTGCATAAACCCAGCATTACTAAGTAGTACCCAGCATAAATACAGGCAAACAGCGATAAGACTACAGAAATTAGTGCAATGGTTGATGCAGCCTTACTTTTTTTCAGGCTTTTGACTGACGAGCTAACCCTGTACGCGAAAAGTCCGGACACAAATCCGAGGACTGGCCTTGGGTCAGTGTATATATGGCCGTGCATTCTTATCTCAGCGGCGGCGGCCATTATCAACAGGATGCTTAAAATGATAAATAAATCTTTCTTTCTGTCACTCATCCCCCTTGTTAGCAAGGATAAAGGTATTATTGAAAGATATAGCATCCACTCTATCTTTAATGACCAATCAACACCTGAGTTTATTATTGATGTATTTATTTCACCTATCGAATAAGTGCCTACAAATGTAGCCCATCTCACTACCCCAAATAACGTGTTTGTCGACATTTCAGGTCTGAATGATAAACACCCAACTGCAATTATTAGGATCATTGAAAACCAATATAAAGGGAGTATTCTTTTTATTCTTTTAATGAAAAGAGATTTTAAGTCAACTTCATCTTTATACACTACCCGATAAAAAAGAAATCCAGATATCATAAAAAATACAAGAACGCCAAGCTTTCCAGATGTGGCGTAAAAGTTATTCAATCCAAATGGAAGCTTAAACTTACCATCGAATATCCACTCATTATTTTTTTCGTACAGATAGTGAGTTGCGTGCGACATCATAACCAGGAGCGCAAGAAAGCACCTGGCTCCGGTTATGCTCACCACCCCTGATTTATTGTAAATGTCTTTTTGATAATTTAGCCGTGATAGCACAAAAATACTTAATGCTATTGAAAGTATTGCTGATAAAACGTACATGTTTTTAACCTTTAGAATATTTTTCAATATGATAAGGTTTCGTTAAGAAAATTTCATCTGTTACATTAGTTACAATAACCTTACAGTAATATGTGTGAATGCTGAGCTTTCGACGGCCTCCACTCCGAGAGGTGAAGAGTCAGCTCAACTTACTGAAGGAAAATGTACGCTACTGGCCGGTTTATTACTGATGGTGGAATTATCGAAGGTGACGCACTGGACGATGCCAGGGTGATCGGAGTGGTGACGTACTTCGTGAAGAGTTTGTGATTAAACCTTTCCGTCAATCCAGTCAGCCCACCACTGCATCATCTCTATACGGGTCCGCATATATTCAGCATGGTTGTACACTCCACGGATGGAGTTCTTATCAGAGTGCGCGAGCTGCTTCTCTATTGCGTCGTGTGGCCACCCGTTCTCGTTCAGTATTGTGCTGAACTGGTGCCGGAAGCCGTGGCCAGACGCCAACCCCTCATAGCCTATCTGCCTGATGACGAGTAACACGGCGTTTTCACTGATGGGCTTCTTCTTATCGTTCCTGCCTGCAAAAACGAAATCAGACACCGGCTGAGTCATTGGCCGGATGGTTTCCAGCAATTGCACCACCTGATCTGACATCGGGACCAGGTGCGTCTTCCTTCCTTTCATGACGCCTTCATCAATGGTGATCACTCTGTTTTCAAAGTCGACGTTTTCCCATTGCATAGAACGGAGTTCTTTTGTTCTCACTGCGGTGTACTGCAAGATCTGTGTAGCGATGCGGGAAACCACGCTTCCGGTATATGTGGACAGGGCTTCATTAAACGCCGGTATCTGGCTGGCCGGCAGGAAAGGGTAGTTCTTTTTCCGGTAACCCTTCATGGCGTCAGCCAGGTCCGGTGCCGGGTTATATTTGGCCCGCCCGGTCACTATGGCATACCGGAAAACTTCACCGCAGCGCCGCCGGGCTTTATTGGCACGCTCCATGGCGCCGCGGCTTTCAAAGTGCCTGATGACAGCCAGGATTTGCATTGGCTCAATGTCGTTGATATCCATCGAGCCGATCATCGGCAGAATGTCGTCGGTAAACATGCGGCCCAGCTCTGAAGCATACCCCTCAGACCATACGTCCTGCTTGTGCTGGTACCACTCTTTATAGATAGAAGAAAATAATTGTGAGTCACTCCCTTCCTTTTTTACCAGTTTCTTAACTTCGGATGGGTCGATGCCGTTGGCAATTTTCAATTTTGCTTCGGCCTGAGCTGCTCTTGCTTCAGCCAGGCTGACTGCAGGGTAGGGACCGATGACCAGAGTCTTCTCTTTTCCTGAGTGACGATACCTGAGCCGCCAGACCTTTTTTCCGGTCGGAGGCACGAACAGAAACAAGCCGCCCGAATCAGGGAGCCTGTAAGATTTCTCTTTTGGCTTGGCGGCATCAATCTGTTTAATCGTCAGCAT